TTGTTATATAACCAAGATACTGTTACCAACTTAGCCATCTCAAGTACCGAACCCATGATAATAATCGGCCAGTATGAACCTGGGAATATTTGTGCAAGTCCAATCACCGAATAGTATGCGGCAACAATAGACAAAGCAATAGCAGTTAGAAATGGTAATAACGCTTGTAACATTAGAAGAAACTCTCCAACGAATTAGATTTTTCAGACTCCCATCCCATACAGTTTAGAATAACCGAAACTGGTTCAATAAAAGCCTTCTCGAATTGAATATTATAATCGATATACTTCTGCAAGTCAAACTCTTTCGGGAGTCTTGTCGGAAAAGATATGACTGTATCCTTTATTGGATTCGGTGCTTTCAGATAGGTGAACTTTAATTTCTCACCTTCTTGTATTAGTGGATAACTGTTTGTCAGATTCTTTTGTTTTAGGTAGTGGTTATATAGTAATGCACCCTTTACATGAATCGGTGTACCTTTTCTGTATATACCAACAGAATCACGATACTCACTAAGATTATTCACTCCACGTGGAAACGATATATCTTCTACTGGTAGAGATTTAAATTCTTCTCGAAATTTCGCAATAAAGTCTTGAACATCACTCTCAGTACCATTCATTACAAGTTTAACCATCTCTTTCATCTTTTCACGAATAGCATAAGGTGTAGAAGATTTAATCATCTCTAGACCTTTAACCTTCATTTGTGGTTCCGCATACTGTACACCTTCGTTGTTATACACATTCAGAATGTATCTTTTCTTTGCAGTCCATATACCTTTACTTGCAAGTGCCTCACGTTTCATTTGCATTTTTTGTGCGTAGGCGTGGATGTAGTCAGCAAGCTCTTGATAACTCTTATTAATATATGGTTGTATCTTATCCTCACAGACACGATCCATGAAGGTGATAACTTTGTTAGGATCCGTTTCTTCCTTATAGACTTTGCGTACAAGTGGGCCAAGGTTGAGATATATCGAATCCGTATCTGAAGCAATAACATAATCCTTTTCCGTTTTTAATAGTTCATTCATGTATTTGTTTAATTTACTTTCAATCCATTGAATAGACAATTGACCGGACATAGTAACTGCTAGTGCCATTCTCAAATCAAAGAATCGGAAATACTGTGAACCCAATGCACCATAAGCAGAGTTCAAAGATAGTTTCTTCGCAAGTTGTAGATTGTTATATCTTGCAATCAAATTCTCTAGTTCTTTCTTCTTGGTTACATCAGTTTCATTTTCATACTCTTGCTCAGTCTTGAGCATTAACTTCTTAAACTTCTTACGATCCTCATACATTTCTTCCATCATCTTTGGCAAGAATCCTTGTACATCTTTACGGAAGTATTGACCATTAGGTGTTAGAATAACATCAGATATCTTTGAGGTGTCAACTTTCATTTCTAAAAGTTTATCTACATCTACACCATCACGTATTACCTTACGCATTTCTTCTGTTTGATCTGATACAGGAATCAATGTCTCAGGAGATATGTTGTACATTTGAATTAAGTGTGGATATAGACTGTTCAAGTCGAATGATGCAATCCAATCGTGATTACCAACTTGTGGTTCTTTAACGTATGCACCTTCAAATGCTTCACCTTTGTGTGAAACTTCTTTTGGTGGAACGATGATCTTTTGTTCTAGTAGATGATTATAAATCAATGCATCCCACATGCGAGTTTGTGCAAACACATCAGCATAGTTACACTTGGTATCATATGCCATAGTCAATGCCAACTGAATCAACTTCAACTTTTCTTCTAGTTTGAGAATCAGTTCAACGTCTTTAATGTTATACTCAATAAACTTCTGATAGTTTAATCTGTACAATTGATGAAGTGTATCATATTCATCATAGGATAGTTTGTTCTCACCAAGTTCTACACTTGCGATGTTATCCAACTTGTATGAATCTTGTGACTTACCATTAGGCGCATACCATTTGTATAGTTCGATATAATCTAGTTGACCAATACCAAAAATATCATAAGACTTCTTCTCTGAACCTTTGAAGTTGTAAACTCTCTCATTGATTACTTCCCATGGAGATAACTTACGTGCTTCCTTCTCACCAAACAGTTTAGTGAAACGATTAATCAGATACGGAATATCAAACCCCTCTGTATTCCAACCAGTAACCACATCAGGATAGTTGTGTTGCCAATCACTTAGAAATTTCTTACATAATTCTATTTCATCTTGGCATCGAACATAACTAACATTTTCATCATTATTATCATAGTGTCCACAACCATAAACAGTAGTGCCTCCGTTCAATTGACGAACAGCGATTGCAGTAATTGGTTCTGTTGCTCTATAAGGATCAGGGAAACCATTCTCAGAACCAACCTCAATATCGATGATTACAATTGATAGTTCATCCATCTTCCAATCAATTAAACCTTTGTGATTGTCGGCAATAAATGCATAGGCGTAACGATCATTACCATAGACTTTAAAATTCTCTACGGATTCATATCGTTTAACAAAGTCCCTTGCCTCTCTGATATTGGCAAACTGCATGGGTTCTAGATATTCACCGAACAGAGTTTTATATTCGGTCTTTTTCTTGGCAGGTAAAAAGAGAGTAGGCGCATAGTTGATTTTCTCTTTTATGCGCCTACCATTCTTTACACCTCGATAAAGTATATGAGGACCATATACCGTTATGTTTGTGTAGTATTTACTCATTAAAGTGTTTTTGCAATTTGTATTCCGGATCCGAAGATAGTATTATACTGATTTTCTAATTCAAGTATAGGCGTAGTAGTGGTTAAAATATCATTACGATTAATTCGTATTCCACTTCTGAATTCATTAGTATAATCTAAGAATGGAGAAAATGCAATACTTCCAGAATCATTTGCCGCACGTGGTGGAATCTGTACCACCTGTACAGGTTCTTTAATAGTCACAAAATCAACTTCATCATATGTGACGTTTCCCATTAGGGTGTGATTGGTTTTTAGTGTTAGTAGTTTTATCATTATACTGCCACCTTCATATCAGCATCTAAAACCCTTAGGGTTACCCATTTGCGAGGGAATAACATTTCCCTTCCAACAAAGTCTTTCATATCATAGGTGGGGTCATCAACAAGACCCAACAACTCTACTTTGTCGTCAAAGTCCCGAAGGAACAAGTCATACTTGTATGCCTTAGGTGCGTTCTTTTGAGATGCGATGTTTTTGGCGAGTTCACGAATGTTCATATATTTTTCCTCAGTTAATAAATTATTGGCGTTGTTGCGCTTTGAGTTGGTCAATCACTTGTTGTATTTCATTTCGAATTCCTTCATTTATACTTGGTATCCATGGAAGAATTCTTGACAACAAACGGATAACATCATTTGGGTTCATATTGATATAATTGAATATTGCACTTTTTTAAAAAGTCTATCCCATCATTGTTTTTTAAGTTGAGATGTTTATAAAACACTTGCCCTATTCCTGCTTGATAGATTTGTTTTGCACAATCCATGCAAGGAGCATGAGTTACAAATAGGGAAGCACCTTCTGAAGAATTGGTTGAACGTGTTACCTTTGCAAGTGCATTTGCTTCAGCGTGAATAACTTCAGGTTTAGTGACTAGTTGTACGTGCATGTCGTCCACGTAAACACTATTCTCACATCTGTTATCCCAACCAGAAGGCATACCGTTATAACCAATACCAATGATTGTGTTATCTTTTACAATGACGCAACCAACCTTCAAACGTATAGCACTAGAAAGTTCTGCATATACTTCTGCAGCCTTCATGTGTGCAGTTAGAAACTTAGCCGGTATAGTTTTATTCTTCATTTTTAGACTCACCCTTATTTTTCTTCTTGTCTCTAAACATGAAGTCCGATTTGGGTTCAAGGTCTGCTTGTATTGTGATCCGACGATAGTTAGATTTATCTTCGCCAGACATACCCGCAAGCAAACGCTTGGTCTCTTTGTCTATTTTGTATTGACTGTTTGGTTTTCTCATAATATATCTTTCAGAAAGTGGGGCATGAAGCCCCACCGTTTAAGCAGCTAACT